TTAGTAGAGGTAACCCAGTTACAAAAGGCTTCCCAGTTATTTAGTTTTTGTGGTCTTGAAAGTACAGCGGTCATTTAAGTAATAGTTCATGGTTGGGTAAGTAAAATTAAGTAAGACCAGTTTAAAGACTTGGCTGTCTAGAGCTAGGGGAGGAATTGCACCTCCCTTATTCTATTTAGCTATTTATTTTTTTTCTAGTTTTTGCTGCTTGCTTAAACTGTTTAGCAGTAGGAGCTTTTTTACTCCCAGGTGAGCGCATTGTTTCTCCACTACCTTCTTTGATGCGTTTCCGCTTAGCGTGGATGTTTGCATAGAGACCAGGTTTAGTCATTTTTTACAATTCCATTTATCTAATGCCAACGCTTTACGGGTTGGCTTTCCGTTAGGCTTTTTCATTGGTCCTTTGACACCACCCATCCTAGCACAAAAAGACTTCTTACGACCGGCATCTTTAGTACCAGCTTTAGGCTTTCCTGTAACGGCAGGTTTTAAATTAGAACCAGTTTCTTCGTTGACTTTTTTTATACCAGCAAGTGTCAGCCCGCCTGAACGGGACTTGTGCTTACCGATCTTGAGGCTGACATTTGCCATTACTTCTTAGTTCCTTTCTTAGTTCCTTTCATAGGTGGACGACCTTTTTGTGTACCGTATGTTCCTTTACCTTGTGGCATTACCAGACTCCAGGGATAAGTTGACCAGTCAGTGCATAAGCACCTAGTGCTGCGATGACACCTAGCATTGCCAGGCGACCGTTCAGCTTCTCAGCTTTTTCGTTGTGATTCACAGTTACTTCTTCCATGTACATGCGGGGTTCGGTGGGCCAGATCTGTGTATCGTTCATCAGAATGAGTACTTCAAACCTGCTTTAGTACCATAAGAAGTATCGTTATCTCCAGTCAAAAAGGACACCTCTCCATAAAGATCTAGACGCTCACTAAGAGACGTGGTACCTCCGACCTTACCGGAGAGTTCCAGTTCAGATTCGGCTGCATCACTAAGGACAACAGCAGGACCTGCTTGGATATACCAGTTGTTACCTTCGTATCCAACATGGTTATCAATAACAGTGCCGGAATAATCGTTACCAGTATAACCAGAGTTTGCCTCAACGTTTACATAAGGACCGGCGAATGCGGCTGGTGCAGCAGCAAACAGTGCTGCAGGAAGGATAGCAAGAATTTTCATTTTAGTTTGTTTAAAAAAGAATAAGTGTGTTTTGTACGATTACCATGAACGCCCCACCCTAACCAGTGATAAGCAGCATTCATATAGTAAGGGACTGTCTGATGGTTAGTCAGAAATGAGCTAAGGTCATCCCTAAATCTTAGCTCATGTATCATGTAAGCTGTTTGACATTTTAAAGAACTAGGATCAGCATTCCGTTCAACACAGAATGTACCTAGTTCATCATAACGATGTTTAGATGTCCATTGAATTAAACCATAACCACCCTTAAGGCATCTATCATAGGGAATAATAGTACCGCCTTCACAGACGTTAGGTTTAAAGGTTGACTCCTGATAGATGTTACCCATAATAACAGCAAGTGCAGTTCGATCTGTTACACCCGCAGAAGTCTGTAGTTGTTCTAGAACGTACTGCTCTTGTACAGTACATTGTGGGCAATCAATCATTAGAAAGCAAGGTCAGAGTTTTCAAGTTTAGCCATAACGTCCGAGCGATATGCAGGATCATTATCATAACGTGGATCACTCATAGCTTGTACAAGTTCTGATTGACTACGGAAGACGGCATTAGATTCTGCTGATCCACGTCCTGTCAGAAGTTGACCTTCTGAACCTACAGAATCTGAATACTTGTTAGCCAATGCTTGAACAGCAAAGTAAATAGAATTAGCATTACCAGCACCCATAACAGAATCATACATTTCAATTTCTTCTTTTGAAAGAGATTGACTTGCCCATTCTAGCATAGATTGATATTCTTTTTCACCACCAACCATTGTATATAGTTGTTGTGCTTGTGCTTCAGTCAGTTGACCTTCAGCAGCTTCTTCTTGTTCCTCTTCTTCTGTCTCTTCTGTCTCTTCTTCTGGCTCATCAGCTTGAGGTTCTTCCTCACGTGACTCACCAAGTTTCTTTTGTAATTCTAGGTAAGCTTGTTCAAGAGATTGTGGACTATCAAACTTACCTGCTAGCAACTGTTGTTGTTCCCCTTCATTAGCCTCAGCAATAGCTAGAGACTCTTGCTCATCAGCATTTAGTTCTGACTGATCAGCTGGTGCATCAGTTGATGTTAGTGTTTCACTCATTAAACTTGTGGTGGTTGTTGTGCTTGTTGTTGCATGGATTGCATAGCTGCTTGCTCACGCTTTTGTTCAACAGCTGCCATCTGTGGTGCGGCTTGTTGTGCAGCCATAGCCTGCTGTTGTTGCATTGCTTGCTGTTGTTCACCTTGTATTTCTTCCATACTCTTCACAAGGTTGAGTACGTCGATACCAGATGCTGCTGCCAAACGTTTGACAACTTCTTCTGGATTAATAAACTGTTGAATAGCTTCTGGACCCATTGTCTGAGCAATAACTTGTAGGAATTGACCAAGACTTTCACGATCCTGACCACGGCCAAGTGCATTGATACCAGCAACAATAGTTGGCTTAACAATACCACCTTTAGGTAAGCGTGGGATCTCTCCAGTTTTCTGTGCAACGTTTAGTTTACGATTTAGATATGGTACTAAGAACTCAACAGTAAGTAGACTAAATAGTCCACCAAGTTGTTGTTCTAGTTCCATCTGTGTCATCCTTACTTCTTCTGCTGTAGTCCTTTCAGACTGACGAACATTAAGAATAAGGAATGCTTCACTAAGACGTTGTGATAATGTACCTACCATTTGATAGGCAGTCTGGAAGTCAGCTGTCTTTCCAACCTGTACTACACCAATGTCATCAGGTCGTCCCTGGATGATAGCACCGTTACCTGCCTTAGCAAGTGTCGATGGTTTGGTGGAGGAGCTTGGACTGACAGTGAATACAATCTTAGCAGCTGCTGCGCTGCCTTCAACCAGTGCTTGTGACAGAGCTTCAAGTGACTTTAGATCACCAAGGAACTCTTCTACCCTACCACGTCCGTAGACTTCGCCGTCTACGTGGTTGAAGCGTAGCACAAGCCAGGGGTTAGAGTCAAGAGGAGATTTACTCATTGACTTAGGAAGAATCTGATCGTCTACTTCCTGATGCCACATCCAACGATTGTTATCTAAAACAACGTGTGTATAAATATCACATTCATCATCGTGACGTGTTGTATTGTCAGATGACTCATTAGGTTGTGGTTCTTTGTAATCTGGATTAAATTTTTTTAGTAATTTTTTCGAGATTGTTTCCTTTGTTACAATTTCAATAACATTACCGTTACCATCTCTGTCTACTACATATCGGTTCAAGGGATAGAGCTTAAGCCCATCCTTACCCATAAAGACAAGAGCATTACCAGCTACTACCAGATGCTTTAGTGCTTGATGAACAACAACACGATCACTAGAAGCCGCAATGGATTCCATGATAGTGCGTTCGATCTTAGCAAACGACAAGTCTAGTTCAGATCTAATCTCTGGTCCTAGTTCTTCAGGCAAGTTAACATCGTTAACCTGTAGCTTAAAGAAGCTAGTTTGTGGAGGTAACAATGCAAGCATTAGTTTACTTGCAAGAGTCACTACACCTTTAGCTCCTTGTGATTGCCACGGGGTTGTGAGTTTAACTGCACCCTTAGTATAAACCTCATCATCACGGATAAGATAAGGAAGAGTTAGATCTGCTGCTTGTCTAGCAGTGTTTAGAAACTGTGAACGATCTGAAGACAATCTGTCATATCGTGTTTTAGCTGTCATTAAATTTTACACATTTAAGTTTTGTCTTGTTGCGCCTGAAGGTGGCATTTGTGCAATCCCCAGACCTAAAGAAGCACCAAACTTATTTTTTGTCTTTACTCTACGACGGAAACCAGCAGTACCCCCTCTTATGTTAGAGGCGGCACCACCAAGTCGGGTATCAGTTTGCTGACCACTACGTGCTTGGTTGCTAAGTGTAGTACGTTGTTCTGTATCAAACTTATCCTGCATTCTCTGCATTTCAGTTCTAAAGTTAGATGCTTGCTGTTGATTTGCTATCTTCAAATCATCCAACAACTGCTCGTAATAACTATTACCTCCCTGCGTACCAACTTCTACTACTGGCTTGGGGCTTGTCGTTGCTGGCTTAAAAGCATTATAACCAGCTGATCTAAAAATTTGACTTGCTAATTTACCTACACCATGTTCTACGTTCCGGTGATCAGATGCAAAAGATGCAATATCTTTCAAACTTACACCTTGGCTTTCTAATTCGTCAAGATCTTTAATACCGAAGTAACCTTTATCTCCTGGATCAGTGTAGGTAACATTAGTTGGTAATTTAAATCTAAGAGGTTTAATTGAAGTCATTAGTTCTCCTCCATATAGCGGATGACCCACTCAACGACACTGCGTTGACCGGCTTGGTACATAATCTTTTCCATTGTATCTTCAGGTGTTGGATTAATGGGTGGAAAGATTTCTTCTAATTGATTTGTCAAACCACGGGCTTGCATACCCACGGTCTCAAGCATACTGGGGGAGATTGACATTACTATGCTCGAAGAAAGATGGCATTCTAGCTGCCTTTGTAAAGGAAAGTTCAGGAGCTTTGCCCTGATACATTAAGTTATCGCTAGATTGCAGCCAAAATTTTTTATCCAAATTTTTATAGGTAGTATTAATACCTAGTGGTTGCATTACCCAGTTAATAGTTGCTTTACGCAGCTTATCAAGACTTGGTGAAACATCTAGACCAAGTTCTTTACATACAATACTATTAGTTGCTACATGAATTTGTTCATCACGACTAATATCTGCGCTTACTGTTCGCATTCCAGCGTCACCATTAGCGCGGAAGAATGGTAGAAGAACGAAGAAAATTGCACGTTCGGCAACCATTGCTTTCGTAATCGTGTGATCAGGATGCGAGATCCATGCATCGCGTAACCGTAACGCTTCGGCTTCAGCCTTTTCATCCACCCCGTAAGCATTGGCGATGTAACCAAGAGCCAGGTCGTGGTTTTCCTCGTCTTTGACATTTGATACGAGTAACTCCCGTGCCATGTTTGGAACTTCAGTGGCAAGTGCATCAGTGATAAAATCTCCCACAGGTAGTTCCATATGTCTCAAGGCAAGGGCACGGTGTATTGTTTCCTCCGCACCTTCTTTGCATGTACCAGCAGTTGTCTGTACTGGTGTCCATTTGCGCTTCCGCGCCATTAGTTTTTCGTAAGGGTTCATTCTTGACAATCACATTGAGGTTCATTTAGTAAATCGTTCAGGTAATCATCAACATCAACATCAGCTAGAGCAGCATACGCATCGGTCTTATCCTGAACATCGCCCATTACTTGCAATGAATAATAAAGCGAGGTTTGTGGAGACCTTAGCCACTCTTCAATGAATGCCTCATCCATGATAGCCAAATCTGACCACCAATTATATGAGTATCCATGGAGAAGTCCACTGGTTTGGTATAGGTGCATGATGCCATCAGCAACACGCTTATAGTTTTCCCAACCAACTTCTGAGGCGATTTCTACATCACCATAATTATATGTTTGTACACCAAAGGTACCAGAGTCACGGTCTACAGTGCGACCAATAGGTGGTGCGATTTCTGGTGTACAAGTAAATCCATCAGCATCCTTTGAGCGGTAGCTACAAGACGCTGTAGGAGCGATAGCAAACGCTCTGACCATATTGTACTCATGTGCAATAAGAGAGGCGTCACGGATTCCTGCAGCAAGTTGTTGTACAAGAGAGAATGCAGCAGTTGCTTCGACTTTGTTACTGTTGTATTGCTCCAATGCACGACCAAACTGATCATAACTAACACCATATCGGCGCAGCAGATTGGCAAGACCAAGTACACCTAGACCAACCTGACGATCTGTATCTGATGGTAGGTACTCACCGGTATCTCCTACACCAGTTTTACCGTGTAGTTCACATAGTTCTTTCATACCTTCTGCAAATGCAGTAGGGATCTGATCAAAACTACATGCCCCCAGGTTCACATGTTGTAAAAGACACGTACCACGACTAGGTAAATACACTTCCAAGCATACATTACCTCGGATACGTTGTGTCCCTTGGTACTTAACTTTGTTCAGCCAGATGTCACCAGCCTTGATACCTTGGATTAGCAAGTCTCGTAGCTCTTGTGACATATCATCCCACCATTCTTGTGTGATGTTAACGCAACGTTTGACCCAAGGTAGTACATCACGTGGTGTTGTAACAAACTCTTTTAGGTCAGCATGTTCAGCGTCAATATGCAGAACTATTGCTCCGTTTTTATATTTTCCACCCCTTCTGAGAGTTTCGTTAAGAGCCGAATAGATTCGTCCAAATGATACAGGACCACTCGCAACGACGCCAGAGTCTCTCTCGAAGCCTCGTGGGTCAAGTTCTGATAGGTGAATTGCAACGCCAGCGCCATTGCGGAGAGCGTGACTAGCGAACTTCCAGGATGCTTCGATGCCATTGGGACCTTCCATTTCATTTGATACGTTCATAACCGTGCACGACACGGGCAATCGGCCATCGGGATCATCGATCCACGACTGAACACGACCAGTTCTAGAAATTAATTCGCTCATTTTACAAGATCATCGAGAGTAGGTGGTTTATAATTTGGTCCTTTCATTACCTTACCGTCGGACCGTCGGATAGGTTTATTATCTAGTCCAAGTTTGGATAGGTTTGATTTATGAACACGATCTAATGCTTCCTCTAGATCCCATTCCATGTTTTCTGCATATTGAAAGCAGACATAAACAAGATCAGCTAGTTCTTTGAGTTCATCTGCATAACCTTCTTCGGTTGCTGCATACATAAATTCTTTAAACTCTTCAACGATCAAATCCCGTTGCATAGTCCGGTTCCCCGTAGAGTTCTGGATTCCATACGCTGTCCGAAACTGGATTGCTTGATCCGAAAGTGATTGTTTTTGTAGATGTTGTGTTGTCAAGTTCATTCTCAAGATAGTGGATAGCCTTTTTAAGGTCAGACGCTTTCGTGTTAGCATCTTTGTAACCGGCTCGGCAAATATATTTAACTGCACAGCCAAGGTGATAGTTTAATTCCCAGTCTCTGATTGCGTCCCAGCATTCAATTGATCCTCGGGTGTAGTAGGCAGGGGAGGAATACGCCATTGTGCTAATAATTGTCCTACGTTGTTGGTTAAAATAAAGTTAGTTTTTTGTAGTTGCAAAAACAACTCGATCATTTGATCAGGAGGACACCGTTTCAACAGCTCCTCCATTCTTTTTAGTTTAAACTCTTGTTCTAGAGTTATGTCAGTCACTGGCATTGGAGGGAGTCCATAAGATGGGTCTGTTCTCTTTGAAGTCATAATCATCAGCAGTTAGTATCTTAGCTAAGCGTGCATTGAGTAGTGCTTCGTCACTTGTAAGACCTTTAGACTCAAAAGCTTTTACAACGCTATCCCAAGTGTAGCCATGTTCAGAAAAAAATTTTACGCTAGTTTTTACACCAAATCCAGGTGCACCTGAGTAACCATCTGTGCTGTCACCAGCAAGAGTTTGAATAAGAAACCATTCCCAGCCAGATTGCTTATCTATTGTGAAGGTTTCATCTAGATTGTACAGAGTACCAGGTATTTGTTTCATGTCCTTGTCAGGGGACACAATTACAAATTCATCATTTGATGTGGGATGA